CTCTTTTATTTTTTTCTTGATCTGTGATACCTCACGTGGTTTGAGCTTATTCCCTATACATAAGTGATTAATGACGTCAAAATCCTGTGGTGTGAGTTCATAATGTGTGTACATTTCCATGTCCCCCTGCTTTGCGTATTGTCGCATGAGTGAAAGTTCCTGATGAGACATACCACGTGTTTTTCTTGAAATATTTCCTAGTTTNNCTCATTTTGTAATTACCGTATTTTGTCCAAAAACTACCGGGTCTTATTATGGTTTTATCTATCTTTTCACCTAAATAATAGGCTGGTGTAGATATTATAGAGTTCGTAAAGTACAACATTGAATCCCAAAACCCATTATATATACTCGAGTCATGTAAATCTGCATCCGAAAGAGCTTGGGAGATTTTGTGTATGTTTACATTTGACGATTCCGGGTAATTTTCATGTACAATACCCCATATGTGACCATGTTCACACGCGGCGTCCGAGGATTTTACGATTTCTCTGTCACATAGTAACGACACGGCAACTTCCTTTGGTTCTATGAATTCATCCTTTTCATCGGAAAATTCTATATAATGAAAAAAGTTATGTATATTCCCCTTACACGCTTCCGCGGCTTTCATAGCACCGGACACACCCGGCCTCAATGAAGCGATTTGTTCGGGTGTGCGTTTAGGTAATATTATGAGTTTGAAATTTGATATGAGATAGACACTCGTTGAACACACAATAAATGACCCTTTCGTGAATGGATTGCCCTCAGATACTCGATCTACTATCTGTCTTTGTGCGATCACTTCATGTCTATAGTCATCTAAATATGTGGTCATTTTAGAGTTTCTTAGTTCATCCTTAAATTTCAAATCGGGTGTTATTTCTATAGAATTGTATTCATCTAAAACGGCATTAAGTATGAATGATTTACCCGTACCACACGCACCACAGATCATTACATGTTTACCTTCATTTATGTATGTACGTAACAGGTCTATTTCTTTTTGGTGGAGCGTATTGGACACGGTCTTTTTTTGTGTTTTTATTTTAACAAAGGCGTCCATGGTTGAAAAAAGAAATGATGATCTCGCTAATCAGGCTATAGATATTATTTTTGAAAATAATGCGATCCAGGATAGATTGATAGACCCAATAAAAAGGAGGGTTATCCCTTACCTATTATGTTTCGGTGTCTTTAATCTAATCCTATTCGTGTTAGTCGCTTTCATAGCTAGTCGCATGTTTACTCATTCTTCTTCCTCTTCATCTTCTTGAGTCGCAGATTCTACGTCTACCTCGTCCTTCTTTACCGGTGCCTTCTTTGTAAAAGATTCAACAAACGCGGACGCACGTCGGCGAATTCCAGTCTTTTTCAGTGGATCTTCTATAGTTTTATTTCCGGGCATGACACGTCCACGTAACTCGTCCAGTTCATCCTTTAATTCTCCTTCGGTTAAGTTTCTTTCCCGTGGATCTTTGAGAAGACTCATGATTGAATATTCCTTGATGGCCTTGAAAGGGAGTATTGGGTGAACGTGTAATATTTCTGGCTTTGTAAAGACGTCATCATCGGGGAATTCCTTGTCGAATGCAGTTAAGATTGATTTGGGTATGGGTGGACTTTGTTCTATGAGCCTGTCCATTTCTTGTTGACAATCATGAACCATGTCACTTCCATCCATCGATCTGTTTACGAGTGAAAGATTGAGTTCAAGTCTAATTTTTCGCGACAGTTTACCATACAATTGTGACGCAGAACGATGACTCTCCATGAGTTCGTTAATCTTCAAAAATTGCATGATAGTCGCAATAATACCGGCGATGAGGTTAAAACCTCCGATGATGGATGGTACAGATGAACGTATACCAACGGGGAATTGTTCTTGGGCGAAATTTGCGGTACCGGTTATGGTAGAGAGCACGATAACAGGGAGAGTAAACCGCATACTTAATTTTTGAAACATGAGAAATGCTTGATAATTCAAGTATCTATAACACGCAGCGGCTTCACCCCACTCTTTGAGTACTTTTTCCTGTTGAGGGTGCCATTTCCTCGGTGGCTCCGGTTTTTCTATGTCTTTGGGAAACCCCTCGATGGCGTTATTATTTTCTTGCTCCATATAAATAGATGAATATTATATTCTTCATTCACCTCGTATTATTTGGCGCGGTACTCGTAACACCCTTCCTGAAAAATACGCAGTTGCTTGAAATGTATAGCATAGTGGTTCCATTCATCTTTTACCATTGGTCTGTGAATGACGACACGTGTGCGCTCACACAGATGGAAATGTTCGTTACCGGAAACAGTAAGGAAGAGACATTCTTTGGTCGTATCATGGGGCCTATATATAAGATGGATGACACGGATGCAAATAAATTTTTGAAAACGGTCATGTTTTGCCTTTGGATGTTCACGCAATACAGACTTGGGAGAATTGATTTAAGATAACCTTTATTAAAATCTAAGTGTAATAATAATGAAGGCGAAGACTAAACATACGGCGATGCTCATAACTATATTCGTATTGTTGCTCATAATTTTGTATAAGCTCACACAGCCCCAACCCGTGAAGCGAATCCACACGAGAGAGCGTGTCCACGTCCCAGTTCAAATTCCAGTGACCCGTGAATTTAGAGCGCCACCAATCAAGGAATACAAACCACGCCGCGTTCAGCAGATGGGTGTGTTACTTGGTGAAAACAACGAGACGCTCCCCTTGTACGGCAAGGAAGTTCGTGGACGCAGAGACAGATACCATTATTACACGGTAACCCCGGGTGATCAAATGTACTCTCTTCCAGTGTCGATGGGTGAAAGAGATTGCATGGATGATATCGGATGCCAAGAAATCTATGGTAATGAGACCGTGAACATTCTCGGTCAATCGGGTGACTTTTCGGCGAAGTTGTACCGAACAGACAATTTCTTTTAGTCTCTGTATAAATAAAGGATGCGATTGAAACAGGTGATGGAGGTGACACCGATTGCGTCTAGAAAAATAAAAGAATTATTACTGGCGAATGATAAGGAATACCTAAAGATCGGGGTAAAGACGAGAGGGTGTAGTGGAATGATGTATACGATGAATTACATGGACAAGAGCGAGCGCAAAAAGCTTGACGAGTTAGTGGAGACGGAAGACGGAGCTAAGATCGTCGTCGACACGAACGCGTTGATGAGTATCATCGGGACAAGGATGGATTATGTGAGTGATCGTTTGAAGAGTGAATTCACGTTTGAGAATCCAAACGCAAAATCTAGTTGTGGATGTGGAGAGTCATTCATGACATGAATGTGTCTATTCTTCCGCTGGAACATCAACACCCGTCGCCTTTGCGATCACCCCGTCCACTGTACTCTTGAGTCCAGTGTATTGAAGACCGCAATCTGCGAGAGTGACACCACTCGAGCTCATGCAGCAACACAATAAGCACCACATTATCGTGATGTTAAATGGTACGGGCGCACCTATGGATTTTAATGCGCTCCTCGTCATACCAATTGGTTTATATATCATATATAAACAACAAAGGCAGCTTAGCGTCGAGGCGAGCGACCCTGGGTTACATTTCCAATCAACCATGATTTACTATTTATATATATTTTATTCTGTGTGTGGGTTAACGATGTACTTTTCGAGAGCTTCGAGTCGGTCACTGTATTTAGCGATTAAATCGAGTTCCGCTTCCATGGCTTCCATCACATCGGAATGTTCGCCTATACCCGATGGGTTTGATAGGTATATTTCTACGTTGGCGCGGTGTTTGGCGATCATACCCCGCGCGTGCGCTTTCATGAAGAAAATTAATCTATCTCTTTCCATTTTTATAATAGACGCGTCTCGCGTTTAAGTGTATTAAATGCTGCAGCCAATCAGTATGGACGTGAATATGACCATGGCCAAGCGACCGGTTTCAACGTAAGAAACTTTATCAAATTCCTCGACGCTCTTTGACTGCGCGACGCACCTGTCTACCGAATACGCAGATATGGCGGAACACAACACACCCAAACACGCGAATTCGGGGCGGTGATATTGTTCGATCGGGTTCGCACCGGATACAATCCAGTTAGCAGTTCCTAGCCACACGCCATACGTGGCAGTCTTACCGGCGACAGCTTCAATGACTTTAGCCGGTGTGATTTCCGGTCTAGTAGAGGCACACGTTACGGTTCGTGTACGTTTAGGTAAATGTGGTCTTGCGATTATTCTCGCACGAAGGGGTGTTATCATTTTTTATCATTACGGTGAATTCTCTAACTGGTACTTTTGGAAATATCTAACCCGAATCTCGTTTTCATGTGTTTCATAGCGTCTCCTAGACTTGGTTCACTCCATAGAAGCCATCTAGACCAAAACCCCGCCGTCTTCAAGCCCGAGATTTCCCAATCCTCGAGTTTGCTCTTAGTCACTTTAGACATTCTTTCGTGTACCCTTTGTGGATCACTGAATTTACGCGTGTCTCCACCACCGTGTCGTAACACGTAGAGACGCATACGCATTGGGTTCTTGTGTATGGTATAGTCCGTGTATCCTTTGCCCCCAAAGTCTACATGGTC